TAAAAATACAGATTTGGGCCCACTGTGATAAAATACCTTTGTGTTAGTATTGGGATTACTACCAACCCAGTTTTCATCTATTACAGTTATTATAATTTTACTTGGCGTTGGTTTTCCTTCTTCAACCTTACCAGTGTTTACTGTTTCTTCAACTATTTGAAAATTCCAAAATGAATTTACTGCAGATGACATCTCATTCAACATATCAACAAAAACCTCTCTTATGTTTTTATTTTTTTGTGTTAATTTTTCAACAAATAAATCAAAATTTATATATAAGTTTTTTAAATATCCCCAATATCCCGCCTTTTCAACATACCCATCTTCATTTAAATCAGTTTGTTCAACAAATTGTATTGGTTGACCAGGAATTGCATTTCGTACTATTCCATACTCGTTACCACCGCTTCTAAATATACCACCTTTTAATTGGTCTACTTGCCCCTCATTTAAAAAATAAACAGAGAAATCAGGCATAAACCCCGGTATTACCAATTTAGATGCCTTAGTTGAAAACATATTTGGAAATGCTCCAATTTTTGCTTTGCTAATATCAAATTCAACACTAAGTTTTTTACTACCCATTGTGTAAGCAGTAAATTCACTATTTGAATTTAATATTTTTACAGCCAAATCAAATCGTATATATTTATTTTTTGAAAATAATTTTTCCTTTTCAATTGTAGATTTTCCAACTTTTATTTCACTGGAGTTACCGAAAATTTTAGCGATAAATCCAGGGTTTGCATATGTTGTAATACTTTTATTAACAGCAGCATCTAAATTTAAATAAGAATCCCAATCAGTTGTGGGCATTAATTTTCGTACTTGGTCAGTTTGCCTTTGAGATGGTAACTGATTAAACATATTTTTGAATCTTCTATCTCTACGAATTTCACCACTACCTGCTTCTTCTGTTTCGGATACCCCATAAGGTTTAGGTTCTCCGGGTTTATCAACTATATCACCATTACCATCAATTTGTAATGATTTATTTTGAGTTTGTAAAAATGTTGGTAATCCGGGAGCTCCTCTAAGTTTAACAGATACTGTCCATTTATCTCCATCAGATGATACCGTACCACCAACTATAAATCCCAAAAAAGAATCATAGTCTCCAGCAGAATTTACACGTATTGAATGTAATTTGTTATAATCTAAATTTATATTTACAGCTTGAGATAATATATGTTGTGCTTTATTTTCTTTAACATTTGTATTAATTGCACTTTTTATACCGTTTACACTATTCCAACCATATTCAATGCATAAAGAATATCCAGGTTCCAAAAAATAAGTCTGCATTAACTCTATTTGAGCTAATGAAAATGCTTTCATAGTTAATGTACATTCTCTTGATATTTGGTCTTTACCTTCTTTTATTTCCAATGCAGTTATAATTGGAGATGGTCTTAATGGTGCACCTATTCCAGATGATATTGGGTTACCGTCCCAACTAAGACCCATATCACCACTACTAACACTATCACCATATGTACTTGTAAATTCAGTAGTACCTTTAAAAACATCGGATTGGTTTACAGATGATAATATAAGACCATTTCTAGCTCTAGTTCCTTTTTTTGTTGTCTCCTTTCCATCTTTATCTTTAACAATAGTATCTTTACTACTATCATATTCAAGCACCCTTGCTCCAGAAAAAACTCTAATCCAAGCCATTCTTTTACTTGCATTAAATCCTACTTTACTGCTGGATACCTCAGATGTTAAATTTATATAAATATTATCTTCAATGTTACTTAGCTTAGGCCACATATATGTAAATTATTATTGTTCAAAATCACGCAAAATATCAATGTAATTTTGTGGTATTCTTAAAATCGTTCCTTCCTTTATTCCAATATTTGCATTATGAATATTATTAGCACAAGCAATTATCCACCATAAAGTAGAATCGTTATAAAATTGATATGCTAATGTATCAAATCTATCACCAGTTTCAGTTGCAACATATATATCATCATCCGTTTTTGCGATATTAGGATATATTTTAGATTGTAGTACTTCCCTACCATCTATTGTTTTTTTGAATCTACTATTTTTGTATCTACTTTGCATATTTTATTTACAATTGTTATATCTTTTAGATTGGTTTATTTTCCAATAAAATTATCAATCCATCTTCTTTCAAAGTTAAGTAACTCTATCTCTGCCCTACCTTCGGGTCCTGCATGAAGTGGTTGCTCTCCATCTCTTGTAATATATACAAAATTTGGTGGTTTTGATTTTTTGTATATATTGAAATCTTTGTATTTTTCTACAAATATACCATGTGGACCTATTTTTTCTTTTGGTTTTTCTTCGGATGGATTTTTTGTATTTGAATCCTGTTTTACATCAGTCTGAGTGCCATCTTCTTTCTTTTTAGGAGAACCATCCGCATTTAATTCTTTGTTACTATCTTGCTTAATTGAAACATTAGCAGGAACATCACCATATCCATATAATCTTTTTTGATATGTACTTCCAATTGTTTCTACTAATTTAAGCGTAATATCAACATTTACAATTTTTGGCAATTTCCAATTTTTAGTTTCAGTATCAAGACCAATATCCCAAGGTGAATTATCATCAATTGTATATGTTAATGAATCTATATATGCTTCTTTATTTCTAAACATATCTCCTAATGTAAATTTAATAAAAGGTGCATATACTGAGTTTTGTGAATACCCTTGTGGATAAGTAAGACTTGTTAAAAAATTTAATCTTTGCCAAGCTGCTACATGTTCATCATATGATAAGGAATATACTTTAAAATTAAAAGTTATACTTCGTTCAACACCATTATATGTATAAAAATTAAATGGATTTCCAATAAATTTATTAGTATCCCAACTAGGTGATAATGTTTCACTTAATCCACTTATAGTTGCTCTAAAGTTTACTGCTGCCTTTTTATGCACAGACCAAAATTTTAAAGTTACAAAATCATAATCATCTAATTGCTTTTCCGTATCTTTGATTAAATCATTTTTTAACCCAGTTGCTGATGGATATGAAACCTGTTTATTTAAGTAATCTGATGTTGTAAACATCGCTCTAACTCTTTCAATACTATTATTACGTTGTATTTCATTTCTACTAAATTTTGTTTTTGGTGTTTTTATTACATTTGGTACTGCTATATAATTTGTTATTGGTAATGGTGTATTAAATATATCTACTTCATATTCCGTATATTTTGATAATAAACCGATTGTGGTATCAGTCATTACTTTACCATATGGAGCTAGACTATCATATAGAACACCACCGGCTTTTGCAAAATTAACTGCTGCTTGAGATGGAGAACCTAATAATAAATTGTTTAATTTCTTTTTACCTAATTCTAAAGCTGAACCAAGTATTTGGTTTGGATTTGGTCTTCCTGATAAATTATTTTTAATAAGATTACCAAGTAAATTACCACCAGATTGTAATTTTAAATTTCTTAGAGTAATCATGGTGTTATATTCACCACCTTCTCTTGTAAAATCTTTATCTAATACAATTCTACTTGGTATAAGTTGTTCAGGTAATTTAATACCTAGTTTTGATAATACATTTTTTCCTAAATTCTCTGCTTTATTTAAAAATGTACCTAATATACCACCATTAGTAACACCACCAGCACCACCTTTCATATCATCTACAATACCTCTAGTCTTTGTAGTGAATTTGATTATATCAGTTCCATATAAAATAGGACTTGTTGTTTTTGATAATATGCGTAATCCAGTTACTTCTTCTTCTAATCTTCTTTCTCTTGTTCGAAGTGATAAATTTCTTCTACCAATTTCAGCAATTCTAAAAGATGGTGTCATTAAAACATTATATGGATTTCTTCGCAAATCAGCAGTATTACGAATATCATATTGTTGTTCAGCAGTTTGCCCACTAACTAATTTTTTACTTTTAAATAATTCTTCTATCGTTGGCATTTACTTATATTTTATGCTATTGCAAAGTTATTTCGTGTACTCTTATTAACCTGATTTGATACTCCTGCTGTAACTTTTGCTCCATCCATATGTACCGATATTTTACCGGCAGCCATATCTGCTCTTAATCCTTTTATTTCAGCTATCATAGCATTTAATGGTGCAGATAAAATTGCTAAATTCATTTGAGGTGTTGCCGATTGTTGAGTTGTTCCCGTTTGTTGAGTTCCTCCGTTTGCTAAAGCATTTGATATACCAGGCCCAGCAACTATATCATCGTTTGGAGATAATTGAAATAATCCACCTTCTTTTGTAGATACTTGAGTTTTGCCATCTGCCGGTGAATTCATATCACCAACTTTTGATAATGTAGCAAATCCTGCCGATAATATTGCTGCCGAAGCTGCTATTGCTAATGGTAATCCAAATCCCAAACTCATTGCCATAATTCCTTGGAATGCGCTATAAGCTGCGTAAACAACTGCCAAACCAGCAAGTCCCTTTAAAACTTTACCAACAGTTCCCAAAGGACCTATCATGTTACTAATAGAGTCACCAATACCACCAAATACATATTGTATTAATTCAACTATCATTTGAATTGGCATCAATGCAATACCAATACCTTCAATTAAAGGCATCAATGTATTTCCTATCACAGTTGCCATACCCATAAACGCGTTTGTTATTTTTTCAACTTGCTTTTGCTGTTCTTGTTGTTTAGCAAATTTATCAGTTTCTTGTGCTAATTGGTCTGCCCCAATGTTTGTTATATCCAATCCCTTACTAATCGCATCTTCGGCAGCTTTCTTTTGTTCTGCTGATAGACTATTTAATTTATCTTGAGTACTAAGTTGTTTATTAATTTCTTCAACGGTCATTCCAGCTGCTTTGGCTAATTGCTGTTGGGTGAAGTAATCTTTCTTTCGGAAATCACCACTTCTTTGAATTTGAGAAAGAGTTTCTTCATTTGCTTCTTGAAGTTTACCTTCCATTGCTAATGCTCTAGCTCTACTCAAATTAAATTGTCCACCAACAAAAGTTGCTGCTACTAATTCTTCTTCTATACCACTTTCAAAATCTAATAATTTTTCTGCTAATGATACTTGCTCTTTTAAAGAAGTACCCATTCTACGGGCTTGAACTGCATTCTTTGTTAATGCACTTAAATCTCCTTTAAAAAACGTTGATGCTGCTTCTGCATTTTCTGCAATATCTTTAAATACTTTATCGGGAGCTACTCCGGCTAATTTAGCCATATTAGCTGCCTGCATTTGAACATTAGCTGCTGTTTCTGCACTCAACCCACCAACACTTTCAAATATACCTTGTACTTTAGCTGATGATTCAGCTGCTATTCCAAAGTTTTTATTCATTACACTTAGTGCAGCTACTGTTTCTTTTGAAAACTCAACCGAATCACTAAATTCACTTTTTAAAGATGATATGGTTTTTAAGACATCTGCACTTTCTAATCCAATATTTGCAAACTCCGTACTGATTTGTACTGCTTGGGATTTTATTCCCTCCATTTGCGAATTTAATAATCCAGTTTCTTTTCTAAAATCTGCAGCTGCATCATCCAAATCAACGAATGATTTAATTGCCAATGCCAATATAGCTCCTATTATAAATATAGGGCCGAAACCAGCCGCTAAAGCCATCTTTAACTTTTTAGCTACCCCAATGATACTTTGCAATCCAGCCGGTAGTGCACCAATTATTCCATCTTGAGCTTCCTTTAATTCATTTAGTCTAGCCTCTTGCTTAATTAATAGTTCATTTTGTTCAAATAAGTCCTCAGCAATTTTTCTTTCATCTTCACTTAAATCCGTTATTGATGTTTGAAATTCTAATCTTCTTTGCGCAGAATCTGTCATTCCTTTAGCACTTCTTTCAGCAGATGCAGTTGCTTTTGCTTGAGTTATTAATGATGATTGTAAATTTTCTAAAATTGCTCTTTTTTCTTGAGCTGCCTCTAATTCATCATCACTTAAACTTAATTCTTGTGCTTTTAATTCTACTATCTTTCTACTAGATGCAGCAACTAAACTATTACCAGTAACAGAATCTTTTAGCATCTTTTTTACATCAGGCGCCAATCTAGCCATTGATTTCGCAGAATCTCTATAAGCTTTTGCTCTTTCTCTAGCTGCTCTTTCTGCTCTCTCTTCTGCAGCAACTTGCTCATTTAATGGAGCTACTGAAGCTCTTCTGTATCCAAGTGTTTCCTTTTCGGAATCTCTTATTTGTTCTAATTGTCTTCGTTGCGCACCAGTTGCCGTTGCCAATGCTTCATTGGTAACAGCTAACCTAGCTTCAATTTCAGCAATTTCTTCTAATAGGTCAGCCCTTTGTTGTAATTGTTCGTTGGATAATGCCATTACTTATTAATTAATCTTTACCCAAAATGCCAGCTTTAACTAACATATTATAATATTCAGGTTCTTCTTTTTTCATTTTTTCAATATCATCAGCGTATTTGTTGTTTATTTTATTAACATCTGCTTTCAATTGTTGTAAAACCGGGTCATTATCTATTATAGTTTGTAATTTATTTGGCACATTCTTTTTACCGAACCATCCAAACAGCTCTTTTAGATTTGATTTAGATATTTTATATTTTTTCATTGAATATTGGGTTTATACTACTATAAATATCGTATAAAACAAAAAGTTAGGATTACCCAGTAAATTACCGTTTAATCCTAACTTTGGATGATTTCCCAGCCTTTGTATTGGCTGCTTGTATTTGTTCGTTTTCTTTGGTTTTTGAATCAACCAATTTATTATAGTAGAAGTTTCGAAGATATGTTGGCATTTTATAGATTTCCATCATAGTAAATCCGTTTCCATAATTTACCATATCAAATATCTGCGAATGCATTTGAACACTATGATTCTGAGCTAGGCCAAAAAAACCCTACGCCCATTGGAATCGGACTTACCTCCTTTTCTCCATCTCTGTGGGTATATGTAAATGACATATCAACATCAGGAGATATAGTTTTAACATATTCTCTGAATGCTTTACTATCTCTAGCTAACATATTATTTAAATACTTTGTAATTGCACCTAAAGATGTATCACCTTCTACACTTTTAATCATATAACGTAATCTAGTAGTAATTTCACCAGAAAACTCTTTATTTATTTTTTGCATTCCTTCAATATCTTTCTCAATAGCAATTTCGTCACCATGAGTTAATAATTTGAATGTTAATTTTGTTTTACCAAATGGTGTTGTATAATCAAATTCGTTTTTATTATTGAATACTGACATATCTACTTCTTTTGTTTGGATTTTTGCCAAATCAATAGTTGTTGATATTACATCGCCAGTAACATTTGAATAAAATTTAAAATTATAATCAGGACCATATCCTAATAATCTAGTTGCTAATAAAATTGCGTTTTTATCACCAATTAAAATATCTTTTGAATTTACACCATTATCAACTATAATTGATTCAAACAATTTATCCAAAACAACACCTTTTTTAATAAGATTTTGATTGGAAAGGATATCTTCTTCCTTTGCAGTCATACATTTAATTGTGATTCTACCAGATGATAACGGATTATCCTTTGGATACAATTTACCTTGAGATGGTAAATCCAACACTTCGGTTGGAAAATCATATTCTCTTTCGTTCATAACTTTACTTTGTTTTAAGTTTGTATATATAAATACATACTTTTTAAAAAATTAGAAAGCACAAAAAAGGGGATACTTTTGATATCCCCTTAATTTTATATACTTTTGATTAGAATTCTAAGATTGCGTAATCGTAAGCTAATGTTAATTCTATTGTTGCAGGTTCATTAGAATCAAACGATAAATCACCAAAGTTAGCCTGAGAAATAAATGCACCTTTTAAAGTCCATTGTTCAATCTTATCACCAACAGGTCCCAACATATAGAAAGTGATATCTTTTTTATAGAAATCAGCGTATCCATCTCTACCAGTAATTGATTCATGTCCTAAACGAACCCAATCCATTACCGCTTGTGCTGCCGAAGGTACAATTGGGTCATACAAAGTGATACTTACATCTTGCCACTCACCTTTACCTTTTAACTTTCTCTTTACGTTGATATGGTCTAAAGTAATTGTTTCAAATTGAATTGTGGGTCTATTTGCTGCCTTTACAAGATATGAAGGGATGTTTTCAATCTCCATCACATATCTATTTTTCATCTTCGGTTCGAAGTTCGTATAGAACATCTTATCAAACTCTAATATTTCTGCCATTTTTATTCCTTTTTATTATATTAATAAATATCTAATTCCTTTATTTTCGTATTATGCTGTGAAACTTGCTCCAGTTGGTAAGATGTTGAAATCTATTACGATAAATTCCGCTGTCTTAGCCGGTTGTAAGAAAATTTGTCCTGCTAATATGTTTCTATCAATCACATCCGGTGTGTTGTTAGTTTCATCCATTACAACTTTGAATGTATAAAGACCTTGTCTTTGTTGTACAGACTCTAAATAAGGATTAACAGTATTTAAGAATCTATTTCTAGTCGTAGATGTATTTTGTTCGAACACTAAGAAACGAGATGTTGAAGCGATAAACTTCTTAAGAGTGATAAGTAATCTTCTAACATTGATTCTATCTAAAGCAGATGCCTTATCTTGCAATGTCTTCTGTCCGAATGCTACAATACCTTGTCCAGGGAATGCTGCGATTGGGTTTACTTTGTTCTCATAAAGAGTATCTCTTTCAGCGTGCGTTAATCTATTTAATACACTAACTGCTCCAGTGATACCACCTCTATTCAAACCAGCAGGTGCGAACCATTCAGCTGCTAATCTATCATTAGAAGCGAATACAGCCGGCATCAATACTGATGGTGGAACTGAAGTTAATTTATTTGTGTTACTATCGATTGTTTTAACCCAAGGATAGTAAGTTGCTACATAGTTTGAATCTACTGAATTTGCTTGCTCAGTTGCTTCAGTAATTGTATCATCGTAATCGTTGAAATCAGCGATGTAGAAACAATCTTGTCTTTCTTCAACCATATCAATTACTTTAGAAGTAATAGCCGGATGTAATTGTCTTACAATACCAGGAGTTACTACCATATTGATATCATACTCATCAGGATTAGATACAGCGTTGATTGCTTTTGTATATGCTACTGAACCAGATGATGTTGAAGTTGCGCAATTAAAACCTTGCTGATTTGCATTACCCCAATCAGTATCGCCAGCCTTAGCTATCTTTACAGTTGGGTTAGTACCATCAAATCCAAATTGGAATCCTAATACAAATTGTCTCTTAACCATATCAGTTGATGCTGAACCAGTCATTACATAATTCAATTGAGAATCAAATGCGAATGCTACGTTTGCTCCAGATTTAGCTCCAACAGGAATTGGTTTCAAATATTGTTTATTATCCATTGATACACCAGATGTTTCAAAATCAAATCCACTATAATAAATTGGAGATGATGATGTGTTATTTGCTGAACCAGTTTGATAAGTTACTGCAGGCACCCATCCATCTTCTGTTGTAGAATTTGTTTTGATTGGATTTGTATATGCTTCATGTCCAAATGGTGCTGCTGATATTGGATAAGAACCAGGTCCTAAAATATTAGCGTTTGCATCCTGAACTACTACTCTTACATATTTTGATTTTGATGTATAATCACCATATTCAGTAATTTTACCATTAGAATCAATTGTGAAATATCTATCACCAATTCTTCTAGCAATATAGTTTGGAGAAGCAGGGTCTAAGTTTACATTGTTAAATGTTTCAACAACACTCTTTCTCTTATCAGTATCACTATATGAACGAATTGTTACAGTAAATGTTGAATAATCAGTCGAACCATCTTCACCAGCTGCTTTTACATTAGAAATACCAACTTTAAATTTAGTATTGTATAATGTACCATGTCCAATAGTTTTAAATTGGAATAGGTTATATCTTTCACCACTAATTAATTGAGATTGAACAATTGGAGTTTCAGCTTCTTGTGCATCACCATAAGTTTGAGTTGGTAATGTTACCTCACTAATTACAGTTTTATTAGTACCATTAGCACCAGAACCAGTGTAGGATAATGCAACGTTTTCAAAGAAATTATAAGCGTATGCTGCTTTAGCACCAAATGCAGATTCACCAAATACGTCTGCTAAATCATTAGTAGCTGTACTTAATATAGATGCTGATATGTTAGCTGCGCCAGAACCTGAACTAATTAGTCCAGAAATTACGAAACTACCCTCGCCTTCTGCACTACTTGTGATATTAGTTGATGCATTTGTAAAACCTACTTTTTCATCACCAAAATTAGTTGAATAAAGTACCCCAACAAATTTTTGTCCTACTCCATTAGTAGAACCAGATGCTAAGATACCTAAAGGTGCTAATTGTTGATATCCACCAATACCAGCAACTCTTACGATTGTTGCTTGTCCAGCTTCTCTTAAATAGTTTTGTACTGCATATTCAGTATAATAAGTTCCATCAGGAGTACCGAAGATATCTTCGAACTCTGATTGGGTTCTCACAATTGTAGGTACGAATGCAGGTCCTTGCTTAAAAGGTCCTATAAATGCTGCTCCGATTTCTCCTACACCTTGTGCTAAGAATGAAAGGTCATTTTCTCTTGTGAAAACTCCCGGTGATACGATTCTTTCTGCCATTTTATTTCTCCAATTTGTATTTTAAGTTTGTAATTAAGAAAATCCTATGTAATTACCTATATAAATATAAAGAAAATGTTCAAAACACAAATTTGTTTATAAATAAGTGCTTTGAACATATTACAATAAAAATCTTTAAATATTATTAAGTTGTTGGTGCAACCTCTGGTGGAGTTGGTGTAGCACTGCCAGATGTTGGTGACCAAGGTAAATCAATTTCATTTACATCTATTGTTGCAAATTTTACAGTATCAATTTGTTTTTGTATTTGTTGATTTATATGAGTCATATAGTTTGATGGAGATGAACCACTTACATGGTTTTGTATCCAACCCAATACTAATTCTTCTGTCAAATCTCTATAATCTACAAAACCATCACCGTTAAGGTCTTGTATTTGAAAAGGAGTTGCTCCATTGAATATACCACTATTACCATCTTCATCGGTACCTGTTAATCTCCAATTAGTACCAACAATTACATCAGATAAATTTTCTGTGTTTTGCTTTTTAAGTCCTATTAATTTCCATTCGTATGTTAATGCCATAATTTTTTATTTTATATTATATAAATATATTGATTTTAAACTTCCAATGAACCACTATAATAATCGGTAGTTAATAAATGTCTATATGCTTGTGCCATATGGTCCAATGGTGATGATTGGTCTATAAAAAATACGCACTTATGGTCCATACCAGCAGTACCAATACTAACACCATGTTTATTATCAGATGGGTTAGTTCCTATAAATCCAATTGGGTTTGCATTGGCATCCCTTGCAGCTTTATTTACCCAAATAGTTACTGCCACTTCTCCAGTATATCCAGCAGACCAATATACTTCCGTACCTGCGCTTCTATTCATTGGCGTTAAACCATCGGGTCTAGATAGGTCAACAGGTGGCTTGAAATCTGCCATTCTTTTTTCAACTTTTATATTTGTAACAACGTGATATGCATTTGGTACAGTCAATCCAGTTCCTGGTAATTCGTAATCTCTAATTAGTGCCATATTATTATCCTTTAATATTAAGTATTAAATTATTTAAAATTTCTTTCAATTCTTTAATTTCAGCTGATTGTTTTTTTATAATTTCATTTTGTTCTTTTATTGCTTCAATAAATAAACCAGCAAAATTACCATATGAAACACCATACTCATCCACATCAGCTGCGTATGTTACTACCTCAGGTAATATTTTTTCTACTTCTTGTGCAATTACCCCTATATTTCTTTTTTTGGTTTCATCATTAATTCTACTATAAAATACACCTCTCATTTGTGATACTTTATCTAAAGCATTATCAACAGTTATAATATTTTCTTTTGCTCGTCTATCAGAATAAGCTACTATATTACCTTCAGAATAAATACCTTTAGCTACATATATACCATATGCTCCAGATGTTGAAGATGTACAAAATCCCGTACAGTTATTTCCCAATGAATGATACCATACCCATCTTCCAGCGTCTTGTAAATAACAACCACCATTACCACTCTCCCACATATAGTGAGGTAAATATGCTGAATCGATTACGTGTCCATACCATCCATTTCTATTACCATTCATTCTCCAAGCACCATATGTGATGTTGTTTGGATACCAGTGAGCTCCGTTTTGACTGGCGTAATATCCAGTATCATTTGTCCACATCCACTTATACTTAAATGAATAGTTTGATGAACCTGCCAATTGGATACACAAATCACTCATATCGTAATCAGAATAAACTCTAGTTCCTTCATAAGAACCAGCATTTCCTCCCAATTTAATACCAGTATGGTATGCAATTCTTAAATCCGGATAAGGATAACCCCATCCACCACCTTCTTGGAAGATAGAGTATGCATTTGTACCTTGTCCAGAGTTACCACCCGTACCAATAAAATCAATACGAGCTGCTCTCATATAGTTATTGAATTCACCAGAACTCATTTGAGAATATCCAGTAGGGTCAGTATAATATCCTGTATTGTTTTGGTCATAGAATATAGGTGCTCTAGAACTACCATTTGAATATGAGTTACCACCCCTATCTATATAGAAATCAGTAGTACCCCAACTTTGGTTTCTATGGCCGTGGTCGTGGTTGATTCTAAAATAAGAATCATCTGCATATCCATATCCACAAGACCATGTATTACTATTAAATCCGCTTGAGAATAAGATAGAAGGTCTATCACCTCCAGGTCCACCATTTACTCTAAATTCACCAACAATACCCCAAGAGTTATCACCCTGGTTGTTTGCTGCCATAAATGCTCTACTATTAGGACCTGTTCCAAGTTTTACAACTTCTAATACTAAACCAGTGTTTGTAAAATAACTATATCCATTAGGGTCTACATATCGAGATGTGTCATTGGCATCGTACATAATTGTAGAATATAGTGAACCAACACCAACTTCATTCAATCCGTACATTGCTAACTTATACCAAGCACGCTTTGAACTCCAATAAGATGTCCACCATGCACCTTCAATAGGTCCACCAACTAATTGCCACCCATATCCACTATTATATGAACTTACATAGTGAAGTGCCTGAACTCCAGTCCAGTGAGATGTACCAGCGGGTTGGTTAGCTGGGTTACTCCACGTATCAAAGAATCCACTACCCCAAGTAAATACTGAAATAAGGTCAGTTGTACCCCAACCCATTGAACCTACCCAATAGTTAGAATCCCCAGTATAATCATTTCTACGGAAGTTACCTTTTGCAGTCTGTCCAATTCTCATTTTACCATAATCGGTCAAACCTTGCCAGTTAGTATTTCCGTTACCATCAAAATAGTAACCAGTATCTCTATCGTAATAGATTGGTGCGTTCATTTGGTCTCTTGCCCAAATTCTAGAAGAAATTGCTGCGAATGTAGTACCATAGTTCATTACCAATAATCCGTGGTCATTTAAGAATCCAGCTTGTCCTCCAGCGTTTGGATGTGACCAAGCTAAACCATATAAAGAACCAGGAGATGAACCATCAATTGCTAATTTATATGAATCACCCATTGCGAATACACCCTGATATCTAGTAGATGTATAAACACCTACAACAGATTGTCCGTAGTTGTAATCTAAGTAAAGGTTATTGTTTGTACCAATTCTAACTGCCGAATTAAATCTAACAGAAGATGTACTATCTGCATTAAATCCTAATAATGTGTTTCCTGCTGAGTTATTTGATGAATAGAATCCACCTGCTTCGTAAGCGTAATAAGAGCCATCAACTAATGTATATCCTTGTCCACCTTTATATAGGATTACAAATTCAGAACCCCCAGACATAGCATGTCCCCAAGCTCTAGTAAATCCATAAGATGCTAAATCACCTAACCAACCACCACTATTATACCAAACTTGTGCGCCACCAATGGTCATATTAACGGCGTTAATACCACTATTTGTAAATGTTGCCGATGTTACACCATTACTACTTTGAACTCTAAATCCAGTTCCAAAATAGTATCTCATTTCTTCCCAATCATCATCCGCATTCCATATAAAGTGATTGGTATCTCCGTTAGTTCTTAGATATAATCTTTGGTCATTTAAACCATAAGAACCAGTCATATTTATACCACCACTAATAGGAATTGCGTATCCAGAATAGTTTCCAGCATGCAACATTGCTCTCCACCCACTTTGCCAGTTCGTAGTACCATACCATCCGTATCTATGAAGAATTTCACCCTGATAGAAATAGTATTGGTCATGTTGATGCCCACCTAATCCATAATATTCAATTAATGTACCATAAGATGAAGGTGCTCCACTTTGAGTGTAACTATCCCACATTCTAAAGGACATTGATTGAGTACCACTACCAGTACCATGAGCTCCCCAACTATAATCCCATTCTCTATAAGGGAATGTTACTTGGTTTACTACTATTCTATTACTATTCCATAAATAAGTTGTATCATCCGAAACATAATATAGTGGTGAACGTAAATTACCATTTACCGAATCAGGCGTTACATATACTTCCTGATTTACCATTCTTAATGTAGTAAAATTCGATGCACCTTCAGTACCAGTATTTAAATTGATTCTTTTTGATGAACCTCTATTTGATATATTAATTGCCCCAGCTCCATCTAAATTCATAGATAATCCATCAGTAGAATATGCTGCATAAGAACCAAAAGATTGTGTTCTACCACCCATACCAAACCAAACTCTTTGAGTACTATTATCATCATACATTCCCAATAACATATATCCAGATGCAGATGTATTATGCCATCTCATAAACGGAGCGCCACTACTATTGAATCTTGCTAAACCATTTACAATTAAACCGGCATTGTTTACATTCAAATTACCAGTATCTAATGTTAAATAATTTGTTCCATTAATACTCCAATAATGAGCGTTGTTATTAGCATCAATTTGATATGTTGTATATGCTCCAGAGTTTGATGGTCTAGTTTGGAATCTCATTTTTGCACGGCTGGTGCCATTATCAACAGTCTCAATATAAAGACCGCCACTATCCATATCACTATAAGTGTAATATGAGTTACCACCAGAAGACCATCTTAAATTACCAACGGCTTGTATAGTAGCTTGAGGAGTACCAGTACTTCCAGCTATTAAACTATTTGTTACTTTAACGTTTGCATCACTAGTACCAACTGATAAAATAACTGCATCTAAATCTTCATTATTATAGAAACGAACTCCACCATATCCAGGTTGTGCACCCATACGAATACCAGTGTGCCATCTTAAATCTAATTTGGTATATGAACCTCCAAAATTTTCTATATTAGTACCAATGTAGTAATTACTATTTGCATCACTATCACCACCACCAAAATGTAATCTAGTAGAACCTACTGAACTATATGCCTGATTACTAAAGTTACCACCAATTACAGCTCTACCTGTTACTGTTAAATCATTAAAAGTAGGAGAATCGGTTGTACGAACATACTGATTCATATAATATGCATATGGAGAATTGAAATCAGTAAGAACTAATCTACCACTTCCCCAATTTGCCGAATCAAATGCTTGTTTTGCGAAGAAAACATTTTCTGAGTATTTGTCACTTACAATAGCGAAACTACTCTTAACATCACCACCACTATATGTACTTGTCCATAACACATCACTCCAAGGACCACTAAATCCTAAATTACCACTGGATAACATTGCTACCTTAAACTTACCAGCTCCAAATATAGCGTTGTTTGGTTTTTCACTACCACCACTCACATAATAACCACCTAAATAGTTATCTGCTCTTGTATATTGTCTTTGGTCATAATAAGTACCTTCTTGCCCATCCAATAAATCTGAATTGAGGCTTGATACTAATGTAGTTGATGAAACTACCAATGGAGATGTACCAGTTGCAACTCCTAATGTTAGTCTATTATGTGTTACGTTATCAGTTGTTCTAACCGGTTGGTTTAAATAATCTGAGAATTGGTAACCATCCCATAAATCCGCATCCAATCCAGTACCAGTTCCATCATTTGCACTATGCCAAATTGTTCCAGCAATATGTCCTTGATTTGCAGTTGTCATAGTTACCCATCCAACCGATGACCAAGATGTATTATCCGTTCTATTTCTTATTTTGAATCCTCTAACAGGAGTATTATATTCAAACTCCATTTGAACTGTTCCAGTAGAACCACCCATATTAGTAGACCACAATCCAGAACTATATCCTGTATAACTTAAGGTTCTAAATCCATTATCAACATAAGTATCAATACTAGTACCAGTACCTCCACTTAAATTTCTAAAGAATGATGAATTTTGTTGTCCACCTAAATAATCAGAGTTTAAGTTACTAACTAAAGTTGTAGATGATACTGCTAATGGTGATGTACCAGTTGCTACAGTTGATGTTATTCTATTGAATGATGGTGAATCAGTTGTACGAACATTTTGGTTCATTAAATGAACTTCAGTTGCTCCTTGTCCACTATCAACAGTTCCACTAAGAACTACATTACCTGCTACATAAAGACCATCTTCGGCATACCATCTATCATTTGCTTCTTCCCAATAAAATGCTTTCGTTGCTGCATTACCTCTCTTAACTTCTATACCTGCATTTTCAGTTGGTGCAGTTGATGCTCCAATATCTGCGTTAAGTGTAAGGATATTATCACCTACGTTAAGAGTTGTTGTATTAATATATGTTGTTGTACCACTTACAGTAAGGTCACCACTAATTGTAGCGTTACCAGTTACTGCTAATGTAGTACCATCGAATCTTAAATTTGCTTCAACAGTTCCGTTAGGAGCTGAACCATTTAGTGTGATTACACCATTATCAGTTGTACCAGTTAATGCTAATAATCCAGATGTACCAGATGTACCACGCGTACCTGATGTTCCACTACTTCCAGAAGTTCCAGAAGAACCAGAAGTACCACTACTTCCAGAAGTTCCAGAAGAACCAGAAGTACCACTACTACCGCTTGTACCAGCAGAACCACTTACTCCAGAAGTTCCCGATGAGCCACTTGTACCAGAAGTTCCTGAAGTACCTCTACTACCACTTGTACCAGAAGTTCCAGCCGAACCACTTGTACCAGAAGTTCCTGAAGTTCCAGCCGAACCACTCACCCCACTACTACCACTAGTCCCACTACTACCACTTATACCAGAAGTTCCTGAAGTGCCTCTACTACCACTTGTACCAGAAGTTCCTGCTGAACCAGAAGAACCTTGTGCTCCAGAAGTTCCAGATGTTCCTGCTGAACCAGAAGAACCTTGTGCTCCAGAAGTTCCAGATGTTCCCGATGTACCTGCCGAACCTGAAATTCCAGATGTACCAGAAGTTCCTGATGTTCCTGCTGAACCCGATGAACCTTGTGCTCCAGAAGTTCCTGATGTTCCTGATGTTCCTGCTGAACCCGATGAACCTTGTGCTCCAGAAGTTCCTGATGTACCTCTACTTCCACTTGTTCCCGAAGTTCCTGAAGTTCCCGATGAACCCCCACTACCACTTATTCCAGAAGTTCCAGATGAACCAGAAGTTCCTGATGAACCAGAAGTTCCTGATGTACCTCTACTTCCACTTGTTCCCGAAGTTCCCGATGAACCACTTCCTCCACCGGCTCCAGTTATACCTGAAGTTCCCGATGAACCTCCACTACCAGCCGTTCCATTCGTTCCACTTGTACCGCTTGTCCCACTACTACCAGAAGTTCCTGATGTTCCATTTGAACCGCCACCACCAGTTATACCACCACTTCCTGCAGTTCCAGAAGTTCCCGAAGTACCACTACTACCACTTCTTCCAGAGGTTCCCGATGTACCAGCTGTACCAGTTGTACCACCCGTACCATTTGTACCACTTATTCCCGATGAACCACTCGTACCGCTTGTTCCACTACTACCACTTAGTCCAGATGTACCGCTTGTACCAGAAGTTCCTGATGTTCCAGAAGTTCCTGATGTTCCAGAAGTTCCTGCCGAACCCGTTGTACCACTACTACCTGTTGAGCCTGATGTTCCAGAAGTTCCCGATGTACCACTTGTACCACTACTACCGCTTGTACCAGAAGTTCCTGATGTTCCAGAAGTTCCTGATGTTCCAGAAGTTCCTGATGTGCCAGCCGAACCAGTTGAACCAGAAGTTCCTGATGTTCCAGAAGTTCCTGATGTTCCAGAAGTTCCAGACGAACCCTGAGAACCAGAAGTTCCTGATGAACCCGATGTACCAGATGAACCAGATGTTCCTGATGTTCCCGATGTTCCAGAAGTACCAGATGTTCCTGATGTTGCTGCTGCTGTTTTTACACCAACCCTACCAGTTGTTGTATTATAAACTAAAACTTCATTTGTACTACCATCTTGCGGTAAAGAGCCAACACCAAATGTTAATGAACCAGTAATACCAACACTTCCAGTAAATTCTTGCTTATCAGTTTGAGCATCACCAAATTTTGATGAACCACTTGCGTATATTATTGATGATGAAATGTAAGTTACTTTTAATTCAGTTGCATTTATTGTACCAGCTACTGTTAAATCAGTATTAACTACTAAACCTTTATTTGGAGAAATTATTGCCGTTGCTGAACCTGATTTTAATCTATCCAAATCACCAATTGATGTAGCTGATATATTAAACAATCCACTACCATCTCCTCTAAACAAAGATGCTGATATTGATGATGAAATATTAAAAGAGCCACTAATTTGGGTATTTGCTTTTATTTGAAGTGGTGATGTACCAATTACTCCAATTACATTTGTTTGTACTGCAGAAGAACTAAAATTTCCTACAATATTAACAGATTCAGATGAGGCATTTAAAATAGGAGAACCACTTACAAAAAGTGATACACTATTTACACTAGTCTGATTTAAACCATTTGGATTATTACCGTTAAACGCCATTTAATATATCTTTTTATTATGTCAATTCTAATACTGAAACAATTACATCTGCCGAAGCTGCTAACGATGATGTAACTGAAATAAAGTCTGTTGCTTCTAATACAACTTTTTGGTCTCCACCTACCATAACATTTGAACTACCTTGTACAATTAAAGCATTCTTTACCAAAAATACGCATTTGTTTCCACCATTATCTCTAAGCATTACACTTACAGAAATATTTTGAGTTGATGTATTTGCTACATTGACACCAATTACAGTTGCTGCTGTTCCTGCCGGAGCTTCATATACTTTTACGCCTGTTATTCCGATTGAACTTGTTATACTATTTTTAAATGTATTTGCCATTTTGTTTTATTTTTATCCTAATGCTATTGCAAAGGCTATTGCCGAATCTAATACGTCCACACCATCTACTAAATAACCACCTTGTGTTAATCTAATAGAACCAGTAATTATTTGAGAACCAGTAACAGATAATCTTTGATTTATATTAAGAAAATCAAAAGATGCTTGAGATACATCAATAGTTCCTTTAAATGAACCAGTAAATGAACCAGTAAATGAACCGCTTAAATTTGCGTATGCATTTGAAGCTTGAATAATTGAACCTGAAAATATTGGACTATGTATTACCATCTATATCTATATACTTTTGTGTTATGTGTATAAATATAAATAATTTTCCTTTTAAGGTTTCACAGGCCAAGTTATACTAAATGGATTGGGTTGAGATGTAATATCTCTTAAAGATTGTCTGTATTCAGACCAAATTGCTTTTGTTTCAGCTGATACATCTGCTAATTGTGTCCAATCACACTCTACCAATAATTCATTTCGAGTTTCTCTAACAATAAACCATTGATTTTCTAATCTATAATCTATTTCAGTTTGAGATGCATTGGTTTGAATCCAATTTTGATAATATACACCATCAGTTAAAACAGGCGTTCCTTCGGTGATATTTTTTGTGTAATCGGTTGGCATTGGAGTTGGAGTAACTACATACATATCCCACTCTATCAATGATGTATCAGTTAATTCGCTAGGTAAGCTTACATTTGGAAATGCTGCTCTTAATTGAGGAATACTATAAGGATAGTTTATTGTTTCATCTATAATTCGTAAATACATATTATTTAAAGTTTACAGGTATTGATGCAAAATTTGATAAACCAGTACAATTGTTGAATGCATCAGTTCCAGATGGAGTTGGAGTTCTTAACCACAATTCAGGTGCAGTTCCCGTTAATGAATTTACAGTTGAACTCATATTATAAATATTATTAAAAATAGTTACGTTTGTATTAAATGTAAATTGTAATACATTTGTTAATGCTCTACAATTTCTAAAAGTTGATGAAAAGTTTACTACTAAAGTATTAGTATCAAATAATGTAGAAGGTACTGATGTTAATCCAGTACAAGCAAAAAAGCAAGATGCAAATGTTGTTGCTAAAGTTACATTATCAAATAATCCAGTTGGTACGGTTGTTATAGTTGTTATACCAGAAAAACTATCCGTAAATGTTGTTGCGTTTGGTGAATAATCAAATACATCCTCAGGAATTGCTGTTATTCTAGTACCTCTCATAAAAGAGGCAAAAGAAACTACCTCTGCTAAACCAGTATACCCACCCACACCACTCAATGAAGCACTTCCAGGTATTGCTGTCAAATTAGTACATCCATAAAAATTTATAGTTCTTAATCCAACAATTCCCCATTGTACTAATTCCGTAACAAGAGTTCTAATACCAGCATTATTATCGACACGAAAACCTGGCATAAATCCATTTATAGTAATTGTATAAGTTCCGGCTGTTACAAAGGTATGTATTCTATCTACTGAATTTGATGATGTTATTAGTGGTGATGATGTAGAATCTCCCCAGCTAATCGTTAAATTAGGAGTTAAACCACCATAATCTACTAAAGGAGTTGTAAATACAGTATTAGCCGTAGTCGTTGTTATTCTAAATACAAACGGAAAAACTGCCGATGTTTCTGATTCTACTAGTCTTCTAAATATTCCCATAACTATAATTATTAACTTAAGTTTTTACCTGTTACAAATCCATAGTAAGATGTTCCACCATTATAAGTGTAGAATACTAAAACATCAGTTCCAGAAGAAGTAAGTATTGGCGCACTTCCACCAACCCAATCAACACTAGCAGGCCAAGTAATTGCATATGCTCCGGCATTTACGGTTACTAATGTAAATCCAAATCCAATTGGAGAATTAGGTGCGTTTGTTATTGTTATTGTTGCAGTTCCGTTAAATTGTCTTCTAAAGTTGTTTGCTGTTGATAAATCCAATGTTGCACTTCCACCAGTTCCTAAATCATTAAATGTTTCTCTATATGTTGTTGATATTACGTTACCTACTACTGCTAAATTCGTACCATCAAATGTTATATTACTTTCAACAGTTGCACCAACGGGTGCATTTGTGTAAGTTAATAATCCATCATTGGTTGTTCCAACCAAAGAAAATCCATTTGTACCAGAAGTTCCAGATGAAAATGCCGGTGAATTAGTACCCGATGTACCATTTGCACCACTAGTCCCAGATGAACCAAAGAATGTACCATTTAATCCAGAAGTACCATTTGCACCACCACTACCAGAAGTACCAGATGAAAATCCCGGAGCGTTTGTACCTGATGTACCAGAAGAACCGGAAGCGCCAGTTTCACCATTAATACCACTCGTACCACTGCTACCAAAGAATGTACCATTAACACCAGAAGTTCCTGATGTACCAGAAGTTCCAGAAGTTCCTAATCCAGACGTTCCCGATGTTCCAGCCGTACCACTTATTCCAGAAGTTCCTGATGAACCGAACATTGTACCATTTAATCCAGAAGTTCCTGATGTACCTGAAGTTCCCGATGTACCAGCAGAACCAGATACTCCAGAAGTTCCTGATGTGCCGCTTGTACCACTACTACCAAACATAGTACCATTCAATCCAGAAGTTCCTGCTGTCCCAGAAATACCAGATGTGCCCGATGTACCACTTACTCCGGAAGTACCCGATGTTCCAGAAGTACCACTACTTCCAAACATTGTACCATTTAAACCAGAAGTTCCAGCCGAACCAGAAGTTCCAGAAGTTCCAGAAGTACCACTACTTCCACTTACTCCTGAAGTACCACTTGTACCACTACTTCCAAAGAAAGTTCCATTTAATCCAGAAGTTCCTGATGTTCCCGATGTACCAGAAGTTCCTGATGAACCATCCGTGCCATTTAAACCAGAAGTTCCCGATGAACCACTTTCTCCAGAAGTACCACTACTTCCAAACATTGTACCATTTAAACCAGAAGTTCCCGATGAACCACTTTCTCCAGAAGTTCCAGATGTACCAGCTCCGCTTGTACCAGAAGTACCATCAAAACCAGATGTTCCACTACTTCCAAACATTGTACCATTTAAACCAGAAGTTCCTGAAGTTCCAGAAGTTCCAGAAGAACCACTTTCTCCAGAAGTACCTGAAGTACCACTTATTCCAGAAGTACCACTACTTCCAAACATTGTACCATTCAATCCAGAAGTTCCTGAAGTACCATCAGTACCATTTATTCCCGATGTACCACTTGTACCACTTGTACCAGACGTACCATCAGTACCATTTATACCAGAAGTTCCTGAAGAACCAAAGAAAGTTCCGTTTAATCCAGAAGTTCCTGAAGTTCCGCTAGTACCATCCGTACCATTTATTCCACTCGTTCCACTACTTCCACTTTCTCCCGATGTTCCAGAAGTACCGCTACTACCAAAGAATGTACCATTTAATCCAGAAGTTCCAGAAGAACCATTTTCTCCAGAAGTTCCCGATGAGCCATTTTCTCCAGAAGTTCCTGATGTTCCCGATGTACCATCAGAACCACTTACGCCGCTTGTACCACTACTACCAAAGAATGTTCCGTTTAAACCAGAAGTTCCTGATGAACCATTTTCTCCAGAAGTTCCTGAAGTTCCTGATGTGCCACTTGTACCGCTTGTACCAGAAGTACCACTACTACCAAAGAAAGTTCCATCTAATCCAGATGTTCCTGATGTACCACTTGTACCACCACTTCCAGATGTTCCAGAAGTTCCATCACTACCACTTGTGCCGCTTGTACCGCTTGTTCCATCACTACCAGAAGTTCCTGATGTTCCAGAAGTTCCATCTGAACCATTTGTACCGGATGTACCAGCTGAACCATTTGTACCTGAAGTTCCCGATGTACCACTTGCTCCAGAAGTTCCTGATGAACCACTTTCTCCAGAAGTTCCTGAAGTTCCTGATGTACCATCAGTACCAACACCACTTGTACCACTTGAACCAGCACTACCATTTGTGCCACTTGTACCAGATGTGCCTGAAGTTCCAGATGAACCACTTTCTCCAGAAGTTCCTGATGTACCAGATGTACCATCAGTACCAACGCCGCTTGTACCAGAAGTTCCTGATGTACCGCTTGTACCAGATGAACCATCACTACCACTTGTGCCCGATGTTCCCGATGTACCAGAAGTTCCCGAAGTTCCCGAAGTACCACTACTACCACTAGTACCACTTGTACCAGATGAACCGTCACTACCACTTGTACCAGATGTACCGCTTGTTCCAGAAGTTCCCGATGTACCGCTTGTACCAGATGAACCTGATGTACCATCCGAACCAGAAGTTCCTGATGTTCCAGAAGTTCCAGAAGTTCCCGATGTACCTGAAGTTCCAGCCGAACCAGTTGAACCAGAAGTTCCTGATGAACCAGAAGTTCCCGATGTACCATCTTGTCCAGCTGAGCCGGATGTACCAGAAGTTCCTGATGTACCATCTGAACCAGTTGAACCAGATGTACCACTTGTTCCAGATGTACCAGAAGAACCACCACTACCAGATGTTCCACTACTACCACTATCACCACCACTACCAGAAGTTCCCGATGTACCAGAAGTTCCCGATGTACCAGAAGTTCCCGAAGTACCACTACTACCATTAGAACCAGAAGTTCCTGAAGTACCCGATGTACCAGAAGTACCTGCTGTACCAGCAGAACCATTTGTACCGCTTGTTCCCGATGTTCCAGAAGTTCCTGATGTTCCAGAAGTTCCTGATGTTCCAGAAGTTCCTGATGAACCACCACTTCCTGCAGTTCCATTTGTACCGCTTGTTCCTGATGTTCCTGATGTTCCAGAAGTTCCAGAAGTTCCTGATGTTCCGCTTGTGCCTGATGTTCCAGATGTTCCGCTTGTGCCTGATGTTCCAGAAGTTCCCGATGTCCCAGATGTTCCAGAAGTTCCCGATGTTCCAGATGTTCCAGAAGTTCCCGATGTTCCAGAAGTTCCAGAAGTTCCAGAAGTTCCTGATGTTCCTGATGTACCAGAAGTTCCTGATGTTCCTGATGTACCAGAAGTTCCTGATGTACCATCTAATCCAGAAGTTCCAGAAGTTCCTGATGTACCAGAAGTTCCTGATGTACCAGAAGTTCCTGATGTACCATCTACTCCAGATGTTCCAGAAGTCCCAGAAGTACCGCTTGTACCACTTGTACCAGAAGTTCCTGATGTACCATCCGTTCCACTTATACCAGAAGTTCCTGATGTACCAGATGAACCCACAGCTGCTGCTATATTTCTATATCCTAATTTTTTTGTTACTGTATCCCATATTACTACTTGCTCATATGATGCAGATGGTAAATTTCCAAAAAATACACTACCACTCACACCCAAACTAGCACTAACTACTAAAGATGCTCTAAAAGTTTGGTCAGTATTAATTTGTAAGAACGATGAAGTATCACTTCCAGCTGCATTTAAAGCGTATGATGCGGTAAATGCAAATATTGCCAATGAAGCCGTACCAACTCTCATTGATGCGGTTTGGAAATTTTGTATAAAGTTAGCCGTATCAACGTTTGATGCATTTTGTGCAAATAATGCATATGATGCGGTAATTGCTAAAGAAGCAGTACCAACAGTCATTGAAGATGTTCTACTATTTCTTACATAATCAGTTAAATTAAGATTACTTAAATCAGCTACATATGATGCAGTTTCTGCAAATTTAGAATTTAAAACAGCCATTGAAGCTGTTTGGTCATTTCTTACATAAGCGTTTGCATTTGATAACGATGCTGATAATGCTACCAACGATGCCGAATCAAATCCAGTTACAGCGTCTGCTAAAGCTGCTCTCCTAGCATAAGATGCCGAATAAACTTCACCAAATACCCTATCTCCATTAATAGTTCCATTTATTAAAGAACCACCACTACCAATTACAACATGTCCAGATGTTAATCCACTAAATACAATTTGTATAGTATCATCATCAATTGATTTTATTGTTCCAGGTAAAATTTGGTCTTCAGAACCAGTAGCGTACACCTGAACCATTGGATATTTTATACCCAAATTGTGTACAATAGTTAAATTACTTACATTATTAAATGCTACTGTTTCAGTTAATGATGTTTCCGGCTGAGGTATGAAATATCCTTGTGTTGGATTGAATCTTAAAATATCATATTCTGCACTAGCCGTAGCCCCAACTCCTTGGAAATTATATGTACCTAAGAATGAACCGGTAAATAATTGAGATTTAATAACATTACTTGCCGTAATATTATTTACTAATATTTTATTCAATACATTCAAATCACCTTGTATAGATGCTGATGTATTTACAACTAATCCTAAATTTGGAGAGATTTGTGCAGTTACAGAACCAGATTGTAATAGAGAAGTTTCAAATGCTAAATTAGCGATATTGATATTTCTTAATCCACTACCATCTCCAATAAATGAAGAACCAGATGCTGCTATTACATTTCCACCACTAACAAATACCGAACCACTCACAGTTAGTGAACCAGAGAATATTCTTACAGATGTATTTACTTCAAATCCTTTATTTGGAGATATCACACCTTCAACCGAACCAGATATAACTCTATCTAATTTAAGGTCTTGTAATGCGTTTGCCGGAATGTTAAATAATCCACCACCATCACCAATAAATAATGCAGCTGTTATAGGTACGTTTACATCTAATTTTTCTGGGTCTACAATTGCTCTACCAGAACCAGATTGAATTATACTTAATTGTAAATCTTCTAATGCCGATGCTGGGATATTAAACAATCCACCACCATCACCTTCAAAACGAGATGATGATATCGAACCACTAATACTTACCGAACCAGTGAATATAGAACCATAATAAGAACCAGAATTAGAACCTACACTTGAGAATACACCATTCGTTGTTACTACAAATTGTATTCCACTTTGAACGGATGCCGTTGCAGAACCACTTGCTATTAATGGAGCTGCAGATGCTTGTACATTCGTTAATTGAGAACCATCTCCAATGAATGAAAATGCTCTAACACTACCACTTACGTCAATTGAACCCGTAAATCTAGAACCAATGGCCGAACCAGTTGCTCCAGTTGTTACTACAAAGGAATCACCACTTTGAACCGATGCAGTTGCAGAACCACTACCAATGAATGGTGCAGCTGCCGCTTGTACGTTTGTTATAAATCTACCATCACCTAATATAAATTGAGCTTTTAAACTACCACTAACATCAACACTACCAGTTATACGAGTACCAATTTGATAATTTAAGCCAGAACCAGTTGCACCGGTTGTAACTACAAAAGTATCACCACTAGCTACCGAAGCCGTTGCAGAACCACTTGCTATTAAAGGTGATGCTGCCGCTTGTACATTTGTAATTTGAGAACCATCTCCTATAAATCTAAATGCTCTAACACTTCCACTTACATCAACACTTCCAGTAAATTGAGAACCAAACTCAGAACCACTAAATATATTAGTTGCTATTACTTTAAATCCAAAATCAGGACTTACAGATGCCGTTACTGAACCAGATACAATAAACGATGATAATAGTGCATCTTCAGTTAATGCAGAACGAGGAATATTTCTAAGATATGTTCCATCAGCAAATATAAATGATGATGAATCTATAAATAGTCCTCCGCTTGTATCATTTACAAATAAACTACCAGATACGGATATTGAACCCGTAAATTGAGATGCTATTTGTGTAACAAAGAAACTTTCACTTACTGATGAAGTAAATGGTGTTTTTACTATAAATCCAAATACAGGAGATACCGATGCTGTTACTGAACCTGATTTAATTTCAGATGAAGCTAATGCATCTTCAGTTAATGCAGAACGAGGAATATTTCGTAAATAAGTACCTTCTGAATAAATAAAAGAAGATGAATCAATTAAAATACTTCCACTAAAAGATGAACCACTTTCAACTGATTCAACAAAAAATCCTTTTTGTGGTGATACCGATGCTGTTATACTACCAGTTGCTATTCGTACTGCATCACCAGTAATATTTGAGAAAGGAATATCAAATAATCCTTTACCACTACCACTAAATACAGAAGCAGTTACTACACCAATTACTTTTGTATCTCCAATTAATTTTATTTCTGCTGGAACATATAATGCATCTACTACATTAATAGTGCCGGCCATTGAACCATGTAATTGACAATTATAATAAAGTGTATTCGGTGCACTTCCTGAAACTAAAAATGTTATAACACCAACATCATCACCATTATTAGTTACCCAAGTATCATATGAGTTTGCAGTACCTGTACTATTTGTATCTTTAATCCAAAATGGATGCCCACTAGCATTTACATTAAATGTATAATTTACATTTCTAACTAAAGTTAAAGTTGGGTTTGAACCACTTACTAATCTATTACTTATATTATATGCACTACTTCCAGCATTGGTTACGTTAAATACAGTATCTATATCAGAATATGCTAATTCTCTTGCAGAAGATGATACTATAAAACTTCCACTAATTGTAGAAAATGTATTTACTCTAAGCCCATAATCAGGCGAAATTGATGCAGTTACCGAACCACTTGCAATTCTATTAATTTTAAATGATAATGCAGATTCAGGAATATCAGATAATCCAGCACCACTACCACTAAAGAAAGAACCAGTCTCAACTCTAATATATCCACCAGTTACAAATAAACTACCAGTAAATTGCGAACCACTTTCAGCTGATATTACTCTAAATCCAAAATCAGGAGAAACAGATGCAGTTACACTACCACTTTTAATTTCGGTAGATATTAAAGCATCTTCGGTCAATGCGTTTCTAGGAATATCTTTTAATCCAGCACCAGAACCAGAGAAAAATGAGCCAGTCTCAACTCTAATGTATCCACCAGTTACAAATAAAGAACCTGTAAATTGAGAACCACTTTCAGCTGATATTACTCTAAATCCATCATCAGGAGAAACCGATGCAGTTACACTTCCACTAGCAATTCTTTTTAATTCTTCTGATAACGCTGAAAATGGAATATCTGTTAATCCTTTACCACTACCACTAAATACGGATGCTGATACTGAACCAGAAAAGTTTGATACTGAAGCGAATACCTCAAATCCTCTATCAGGAGAAATTGATGCAGTTGCCGAACCAGAGAAAATTTTAGAAAGGTCTAAGTTTGCCAATGCTGATAGTGGGATATCAAATAAATTTTTACCACTACCAGAATAAGATGAACCACTTGCTAATGATATATTACCACTAACAAATAAACTACCAGTAAATTGAGAACCACTTTCCGCAGATAATACTTTAAATCCAAATTCAGGACTAACCGATGCCGTTACACTACCACTTTTTATTTCAGTAGATAATAAAGCATCTGGCGTTAAAGCTGCTCTTGGTATATCAAATAATCTAGCACCACTACCGCTAAACGAACCACTGGATATTTCTATACTTGAATTTCCAAATATACTACCACTTAAAAATATACTACCAGTAAATTGAGAACCTTTATCAGAAGATACTACTACGAATCCAGAATCAGGACTTACAGAAGCTGTTACCGAACCAGATACTATCTTTGTTGCAACTTGAGGTGGTACGTTTATATTTGTTAATCTACTACCATCTCCTTGAAATGAACCACTAAAGCTTGAACCACTAATTTCTTGTCCAATTAAATTTCCAAATATAATTAAAGAACCACTAATATCAACAGACCCACTAAAAGTTGAACCACTTTCAACTGATTTTACTAAAAACCCATCATCAGGACTTACAGAAGCCGTTACAGAACCACTTGCTATTCTAGGAGAATCTCCAGTAAATGCTGCTCTTGGAATATTAAATAATCCCCCACCATCACCTTGGAAAAACGAACCACTAAATGAGCCAGTAAATTCTCTAGCTCTAATAATATCACTAACATCCAAACTTCCTGTTATGGTAACACCATCACCTTTTTGCAATAATCCATCTACTATATTAATAGTACCAGCCATAGATGCATGGAATTGACAAATATAATAAAGTCTATCAGGTGCATTTGATGGTACTGCAAATATTAAAGTACCAACTTGACCTCCATTATTCGTTACACCCGTATTATATAAATCGTTTGTTCCGGTTGTATTAATTGTTTTTATTTGAAAAGGATGTCCGCTTACATTTAAATTAAAAATATAAGTTATACCTCTTACTAATGTTAATGTTGGATTCGAACCAATAGCTGCCCCAGTAAAATTATAATTTAAATTATCATTATTAGTTACGTTAAATACAGTTTGTATAGATTCGGATGGAAAATATTGCTTAGATGCTGAAATAAGCATACTTCCACTAAATGTAGAGAATGTATTTACCACCAATCCTTTATCAGGAGAAATTGATGCCGTTGCCGAACCGCTTGAAATCTTAGATAAGTCTAAATCTCTTAATGCTCTTACTGGAATATCAAATAATCTAGCACCACTACCAGAGTAAGATGAACCAGAATTAATTTCAATTCCACCACTTACAAATAAACTACCAGTAAAACTAGAACCACTTTGTGCAGATATTACTTTAAATCCAAAATCCGGAGATGTTGATGCCGTTACACTACCACTTGCTATTAATGTTGCTACCAATGCATCCGGAGTTAATGCTGAACGTGGTATATCGAATAATCTTGCACCACTACCAGAATAAACACCACCAACACCCAATTGAATATTACCAGTAACAAACATGCTACCAGTTATCTGAGAACCAACCGTAGCAGATTCTACTCTAAATCCAAAATTAGGTGATACCGATGCCGTTACACTACCACTTGCTATTAAAGTTGCATCCTCTGCTAAAGCTGATTGTGGAATATCAAATAATCCCTTACCACTACCACTAAACATTGATGCGGATACTGGAAATTGGAATGTTGAGAATGTATTTACAACCAATCCAGTGTTTGGTGCGATAGATGCAGTTGCAGAACCACTTGCTATTAATGTTGCTGTTAAAGCTGGTAAATTAAATAATCCTCTACCATCTCCAATAAATAACGATGCTGATATACTACCACTAATATCCACACTACCAGTAAATTCAGAACCACTTAATGCCGATTCAACTTTAAATCCATATGTAGGGTCTACGGAAGCAGTTACACTACCACTAGCTATTCTAAATGAATCACCACTAAATGCAGAACGAGGAATGTTAAACAATCCAGCACCATCTCCAGTAAATGCACCAGATACAGAACCTGTTATTTCTTGGGCTTTAAGAGAACCAGTTATTATAACACTACCACTAATATTAAGTGAACCAGTTATTTGTTGTATATCTAATATATCATCTCCAAACTTATTTGAACCCGATGAATATATTACAGATGATGAAATATAAGATACTACTAATTGTTCTGCAAATATAGAATCTCTTACAATTAAATTTCCTTGAACTGTTGTATTTGTATTTACAACTAAATTGCCTCCTATAAAAGATGCAGTTGCTGAACCACTAGCTATTCTAATTGCTGCAGGTAGATTTGTTAAGTTACTACCATCCCCTTGAAATGAACCAGAAAAAGAACCTGAAATTTGGTCTAAACTAATTGTTCTTGCAAATCCTCTATTACCTTCACTATCCGAAACTACAATAGCAGGATTCGTTAATAATGATGCAGAAAAGCTAGGAACACCCAAATTCGGCTCTGCTTGAGATAAATCCAAGAATTGATACCTGTCAGATGTTACATTTTTCGGGCTTACAACCCTTACCCTGCCCGTTAATAGATTACTTATTGCCATGCGTTACTTTCCAGCTTTGTTATAAATATAGAGAATCCCTTATAAATATCAATCAATGATATTATTGTTATTCATTTGCACTTTCTAACAAAGAAAGAACCACAGTCAATTGAGTTGAACCAGAAACAATAAATCCATAAGTTTCTTCCAATACTAATTTACCAGAAACCACCGGTGAAAGTGAATCAGCTGGTGGTATTGTTACGTTAGTCACTAATCTTACAGCTTCCTGTTCAATAAATACAGGAGCTTCAATTGTTTTTTTAATTACATCTACCAAAGAATTTACAACATATATAGATGCAGAAACTCCAGCGTTTGTTCCGTTATTAAATGATGTCAATACAGATTGAGTAACTCCACTTTGAAATAATAATGGTGAAAGTGCAGAACCAGTTACAGATTCGTTTTTTATAATTTGATTTGATAATACTTTTAAATAATCTAAAGCAAATATAGATGCAGAATATTCAGTTGAATCAATTAAAGATACACCATTTTTATCAAAGTATGCTTTTGCTGCTTTATTTGTTCTAATTGTTGTGTTATTAACGATATCATATTTTATTGCATCCACATCATCCAAAGTATTTTGTTCAAAATAAGATGATATAAAAGTAAATGGAGTTTCTGATAAACTATTTTGGTTTTGTGTATATGCTGCAATTTCTTTTCTTAAAAATTGTCTATTTGCATTTAATAATAAAGATGCACTAGCAAAACTGCCACTAAAATTTAATAAATTTACAGAAGAACTTATAAATGAACTACCACTATATACATTTCCAAATTCAGGTACAGGTATTTCTTTATTTGATGTTACAAATATAGTTACGGGTTGTGTTACCAAACTATTATTTGTAATTTGACAAGATAACACAATAGATGACACACCTGCCGGTGTTGTATAAATTTCATCGGGCTCTCCAGTCAATCCTGTTACTACTGACTGAAACCGATTTAAGGGTACAAAAACTTCTGCCATTTTTTTATTTTTTTATTTTCTTTTTTATATTTGTAGTGCCAATGAGAACGGAGTTACTAATGAGAATAGAGATTTACTAAATGTTCTACCCACAAGAGTACCAGTTG